GGCTGCACACTAAGCACCCCCTAACGTGCTGATATTACTGACCCTAGGTCTTCCTCAATTTTCGCTACCTTACGTTGAGCTAACGGTGTCTTGGTGACCGTCATGCCCCGCCCAACACAGCCGCCCTGGCCAAGTTATTGTCCTAAAGCGATTATCAGCTTTGTCAGGCACTTACGAACCACGCGACAAAACACAGGACAAACACTTTTAGACTGGGTAAATTGCACAGCAGACAAAACCTGGTGTCAGTGTTATCAACTAGTTACTAAGGTGTAGGTCTCCTACCAATAGGCTGTTCTGACACTACAAAGGATACCAATAATATCAACGACTTAACCTCAATTGTCGTGTATGATTGTTGTGTTTGTATGGCATTGTTGTGCAGAAAACCGGGTAAATTTGGCAGAAAATGGTCTCGGGTGACTGTGCTGGAGGTGACTAACCCCAGGGTTTCCGCCAAGTGTGCAGACTGTGCAAGTGATTTGCAGGCCGACCTACACCAAGTGACAAACAACCACACAACATTCAACCTTTAGTACAGTCCTCGCCGTTGCGGGCAGCGGGCTTCCGCATGCTTCACCCCCTCGGTGAACCCCTTGGCCCACTCGCTCTGAGCCTGGGGTATGCCCTTGGCTTCCATATCCCTGCGGGCTAAACAGGCAGAGCATGTGCAGTTCCATTCATGCTGCTTAGGTTCCGAGCACATCGGTCAGCCTTTCTGATAGCGTTTGACGATAAATCCAACGGCATTGACCGGTAGTCCGGGTGCCCAGGCTGGGGTAGTCCGCATCATAAAAAGCATTTCAGCCAAGGCCCCATCCGCCCGGTTCTCGACTACCTCGGCGATCAACTCGTCGTGGATGGTCGCGACCAAGGGAACCCCACGCAGCTTCAGCATGGCCTCGACCATAACGTCCCTCGCGACGGCTTGGGTCACGTTCTCGACCAGCTTGCCGGGCCAGGCCCGCAATCTGACCCAGCCGCCGCCCAGCGACCCCATGTAGGTAAACTCGTCAAAGCCCTGATCGTTGATCTCGATCCGCGGGTGGCGGTAGACCAAGTGCCGCCGGCTGGGGAGCCTGATCAGCAAGGCGCCGGGTCTGTGGATAATAGTGCAGAACCCGACCCTTTCTTGTCCGCCGGGACCGGCCCGCATCACCCGCATCAGGGCGCGGTGGCCGCCCCACCATAAGCCGACGATACGGTGGTTGACCTCGCGCCAGGCCCGAACCGCATCTGATGCCTCGTCCTCGTCGAGGACCACGCCATAGGTCAGGGCGGTTTGCCTAAACCGGACGTGCCCCATGCCGAAACCACAGGCCAGGACCAGGACCTTGCCCAGGTTGCGGTTGGACGAGCCGATCTTGCGGGCGGTCTCGACGTAGATGTCCTGGCTCGCCTCGAAGACATCAAGGGCGTCCTGTTGGCCGGCGAGCCAGGCCAAGACGCGGGCTTCGATCTGCGCCAGGTCCGCGATCACCAATCTCTTGCCGGGACCGGCGACGATGGTCGATCGCATGCAGCTGGCGACAATCCCAAGACAGCTGTCCTCGAACAGCATCTCCAGATCCTGCGGATCGGCACCGGCCCGGATCACCGCCAGGGCCGCAGGCACATCCTTGATCGACCCCCGGAACAGGTTCTGAGGCTGTAGTCTCCTGCCGGCCCAGCGACCGGTGCGCGAGGCCCCATAATACTGAAAGGTGCCTCTAACACGGCCGTCCCGGGACCTGGCCGAGACGATGGCGGCGAGCTTGGCGGTGGAACTGCGGCTGGCGTCCAACCTGGCCTGCAACGCCACCCTGGGCGGCCCTGAGAGGGTGTTATCCAGGAGCAGGGTCTTGACCGTGGCGCGGCGCAGATCCGGCGTGTCGAGGCCCTGATCCTTGAGCCAGTCCCGTAGCTGCGCGACCTGGTTGAGGGTCCTGACATGGCCCCCGGTCAACCGGGCTATCTCGGCGGTCAGGTGGGTCCGGGCCTCGCTGGTCAAGGCCGCCAGTTCGCCGACCAATAGATGATCTATGGCGAGACCACGTTGGTTGATCAAATGGTCCAACTCGAAGACCAGACGCTCCCGTGGCGACAATTCGGGGATCTTGCGATCGAGTTCACGCTCGGCCAGGACATCCTTGACGCAGTAATCGCACAGGGCCTGGAAACGCACCGGGTCGGTTTCGTGCCACCAGGTGGTCGGATTGGTCGACCGCGGCCGGGCGAACCGTAACATCAGGTCGCGCGACCCGTGGTCCTTCTGCCGGGTCAGCCCTATCGCACGGCCGACCAGATCTAAACCGGCCGGGTAGCCGGCGACCAGGGCGCGGGCCATGGTACAGGACCACTGGGACAAGGGAATGCGGGGCCAGCGCGGGACCAGTTTGTGATGATAGATATTGTATTCAAACAAATAATTATGGGCGACAACCGTGGCGCCCCGGTTCACCGCGTCGAGAAAACAACCTGGTATCGGCCCTGAGACCCAGGTCTCGACCGGGCCGTCATCGATCGCGAAACACAACACCGTGACCCGGGTATCGGGGTGCTCGCTATAGGCGTGAGCACCCGTCTTGCGCAGATCGGCAGTCGAGGTGGTCTCAAGGTCGAGGACCAGGCGCACTCAAAAAGGAACCTCGTCGTCGACCAACTGCGCGGCGCCGGGGCCGGTGTAGTCGTCGAAGTCGTTCTTGGCAGCGATCCTTCCATCCAAACGCTCGCCATCGGTACGGCAGATCTGAAGATTGTTCAGCGCAAACGAGACGCCGCGGTTGCCGGCCTGGTTGTAAGAAAAGGCACTGACGGTAGCCCTGGCCAGTTGCCCCGCCCAGATATCCTCCGGGACCATGATCTCGTTGCGGTTGGCGTCGACCAAACCGGGCTTGGTCTTGGTCCACGGGGAGATAAAAATCCCGCCGGGGATGTCGTAGCCCTTGTATTGCTTCTCTTGGGTCGGCCGGAACGGTGACCGTAGCCCGGCGACAAAGGCTTTGTCCTGGGACTTGCCGGGCCCCCAGGTGGCGTCGATGCACTCGGCCGCGGCCTTGCGCAGGGCCTGGTACAAAGGATCTTTCTGGGCCTGCTGATCGAACAACAGCGAGCACTGGTAGACGGGCTCGCCGCCAGGTGCGCGTGGGCGCGGGCTGAACAATACCGGAAAACTCAAAACACCGATCGGGGTGCGAAGCGAGGCCATGGTTATTCTCCTGGGTTAAGCAATATCGATGAAGGCACGGATGAAGTGCGCCGCGACGACCGGGTTGACCGCGTTGCCGTAGGCGCGCAGCTTGGCCACGTCGCCGGGATGCCTTGCAGCCAGCGGGAAAAGTCCGGGTTCAGTAGGCCGTTGCCTCCCGTCGAGGCACCCGATCCATTCAAGGAGGCCCCAGGGATCGGGTGGGCCGCCAGGGCCGCCGTCAGTTCCAACTTGCCGATCGATCCCGCCGATCGTTCCCCTGTCAGGACCTGTCTCAGCCCCTCGTTTGACGCCGTCTGCGGGTCGTTGTTGCTCCTGGGTGTCGGCCACCCACCAGAGGCGCTGCCTGATGTTCGGGGCGCCGACGCCCGCAGACGGGAGATCGACCGCCCCGACGCGGTAGCCGAGGTCTTCCAGGTCAGCGCATACAAGGTCGAGCCATACAAGGCCGGCAGGACTTCCAACCTGCTCGCCAAGGATCGTGCGAGGCTTTCGCTGCGCGACGAGCCACTCCCACGCCGGCCAGAGGTGCCGTTCGTCAGCAAACCCATCTCCTCTGCCTGCCGCGCTGAAGGGCTGACAGGGGCAGGAACCGGTCCAGATTTTCCGTTCGTCGGACCAGCCGGCCCAGCGCAGGGCAAGAGACCAGAGACCGATCCCGGCGAAGAAGTGGCACTGGCCGTAACCTTTGAGATCGTCGGGAGAGACATCGCGGATATCCCGCTCGTCGACATCGCCGGGGGCGATATGACCGGCGGCGGCGAGGTTGCGCAGCCATCCGGCGCAGAAGGGATCGTTCTCATTGTAATAAGCCGTCAACCGTCACTCGTTTTCGCGTAGGCGTGAGTTGCCAAGGTTTCGACACCCTGGCGGATCTGGTCGATGCGGACGGCGACACTGGACGGGCGTGGATACCGCTCGATGTAGTCGAGCATCGCCGCCAGCCAGAACGCGGTCTTGCGGATTTCTTCGTTGTCTTTTTCCTCACTCGCCATCGGCTTTCTCGGTATCCGGCAGGGTGAAATCGACCAGACGCTTCAAGGTCAACTCGATCTGACGCAATTCGTGTGTGGTCTCATCGATATCGCCCTGGCACCGATTAACCCGCTCGACGAGACTTTGCAGTTGCAGCCTCAAGCTATTGAGTTCCCTACTCCGCATCGATGAAATCCTCCCCGGCAACGGTCCCGGTGCGCGATAATTTGACCCCCGAGGATTTGCTCTCGACCAGTTTGGCGGCGAGATGGTCTTCCCAGAGCCGCCGGTCGTCGGGGGTACGAACCAGTGCCTTCTCGATCTGAGCGGGGGACCGGAGCCTGGTCTCGAAGATCGTGTCATGGGGCACCCCCATGGTGGTCAGCAGGGCTGCAGTAGAGGTCTCGTCGGAGACCCACTTGCGGGTGGGTCTGGTGGGGATTAACCCCCAGCCGGGAATACGGACCTGATGTTGAAGCCGGTCGAGGGCGTGTTCGCGGACCCGGTCGATCCACAGCTGGGCCCGCTCCGCAGTCTCAAGGGCTTGGGCCAGATCACCGGGTTTCTGCGGCATGTCGCCGTCATCGAACTCGTGCTTGGCCATCGCGACCGCGTCTTGTTGTAATCTCGGGCAGGCGTGCGAGACCGGGCAGAACCGGCACCAAGACCCCGGGACCAACGGCGCGTTGTCCTGGGCGCAAGCCTCGACCCCCGGGACCAGGGTTTCGTCGACCCACATCAAGAGATCGACAGGACTGGTCTCCCAAGACCTGATCGGCGCCACCCCCTGGGCGTGCGGCTGGACGATGGTCAGTTTTATGTTCTCGACCCGGTCGCGCCGGGCCGGCGGCAGGTATCGCAGAACCCCGGCGCCGTAATACAAAAGCTGCGGGTTCTCCTTGGGGGTGACCACCACCCCGGCGCCGTTCTTGTAATCCACCACCTCCAGGGTCCGATCGTGGAGGGTCAGGAGGCCGGCATCGACGGTGCCGAACATCGGGGCCGGGGGGTCGGTGAAATAATCGTCGAGCGAGACCCGGAACTCGACCTCCTTCCACTCGGCGCCCTTGGATATGTATTCCAGCATGACGTTGACGCCGTCGATGAAGTCCTGGTCGATGGTCCCGGTGTGACCGTCGCGGTCCCAGACCTGGCCGACCTGGCCCTGATCGATCTCGGGCGCCCCGGCATTGACTGCCCGCTCGATCCAGTCGTGCGCCAGGCTCCCGGTCGCGGCGTAGATCGACGAGGGCCGGTGCGGATGTTGTTGGCTCAGATGAAAGCTGCCGGGGCAGGACAACCAGCGATAGGCCGACGAGGCGCCCAAGAGCGAGTGCTGGGTCAATCCAGTCCTCCCGCGTAGCGAAGACCGACCGTGTGATAAAGTTCGTAGCTCAACCTGACGGCGTCATTGCGCAGACGATCCAAAACAAGCTCGTCCACCTCGTGAGGATCATCGGCGGCGCGTAGCTGTGCCAGTTCGTCTTGCAGGAAAACTGCGTAGATCAGAGCTGCCATCAGAGGCAGATGTTTGTCATTGAAGTTCATGGTCAGCCCTCCGTAATGCACCGGCACAAGGGCAGATCGGGCGGCAATGGCTTGGTGATGCCCAGCATGGTGACGATCGGCCGGTCGCGCATGCGATGATCCATCACCACCGGGCAGCTCGGGCGGTGCGCCAGCATGCGGACGCCTTCGCTGTTCTCGGTCAGGATCACATCGCGCAAGGTCATGGGTGCATACCGACCTGCTGGGCCATCTTGACGGCCTGCTGGTAAAACTCGTGACCCTTCTCGACCGGGATGTCGTAAAACTTGGCAATCTGCCAGGCTTTCTGCAGGGTTTTGACCGGGGCGACGTGACCGGCGGCATACGCCTGACGGACCAGGGCCAGACCGGCATCGCGGGCTTCGCCGGGGGACATCGAGGCGGCGTCGGGAAGGCCGAGATCTTCTTCCTCGACCAAATCCTCGGTCCCGTTGAGATCGTCCGGTCCCGGAACCTGCTCGACTGGTCCCGGCGCAGCCGGTTTGGTCTTGGCTGCGGCAGCTTTTTCCTTGGCGGCCCTGGCGTTGGCCGCGGCGGCCTGGCGGGCGATCTTAAGCTGATCGGCCGGGGTAAGCGGCGGAACCGGTTCCGCCGGATACGGGTCGGTCGGATCAGCAACAGTAGCCGGTGGCGATGATAGCGGCGATCCTAGCACCGGCTGGTTCGTCGGCAGCAGCTTTGGCAATACCAGGTGCTGGAACTGCGACAGCAGTTCTTTGCCGGCCATGGTGTCCAGGTCGAAGACCAGGTTGATCGTCATCTGCATTGTAATCTCCTTGGAGTTCGGCGATCTCGCCGGCCTTGCGCCGGAAGACCGCCATGATCCGTTCGTCGAGGGTGCCGGGCAGGAACAGAAAAGAAGCCAGGACGCTGTCTCTCTGGCCCAGCCGGTGTGCCCGGCAGATCGCCTGGTAGTTCTCCCCGGGGACCCAGCTGGGCTCGACGATGGCGACCTCTGAGGCGGCGGTGAGTGTCACCGCGGTCCCGGCCGCGAGAATTTGTCCTATGAAAATTCTGGTCCCGGCGTGGTCCTGAAACCGGGTCACCGCCTCGGCGCGGGCCTTGGGCGAGGTCTCGCCGGTCACCACCACCGGGTAAAACTCGGTCAGCCCCCGGTAGAGCAGATCGATCACCGAGTGGTGCCAGGCAAAGATCAAAAGTTTATGGGTCGAGGCCATGCGTTCCCGGACCCAGGCGATGGTCGCCGGGGTCTTGGCCAGGCCCAGTTCGCGCCGCATTGTCGCCACCGCGGTATCGGGCGAGCGCAAGGCCCTGATCAGATCGTCGTCATCGGCACCGGCCGGGAGTTTAAGATCACCGCGCCAGGGCGAGGGGGCCAGCGGAATGTCCTGCAGTTGCAAAGGCGGCAGTTCGGTCAGGACTTCGCTTTTGCGGCGCCTGAGAACAACGTCCTGGAGGGCCGTGCGCAATTCGCCCTGGTTCTTCGAGCCCGTGACCTGGCGCCCGAAGACGGTGTCGCGGTATCGGGTAAACCTATCCTCGAACTCGTATTGGGTCAGACGCTTTGGTCCCAGCGAGGACGGCCAGAAGGTCCGATAGTGCTGCCAGAGTTCACCGGCATGGTTAGGTGTCGGGGTGCCGCTCAATAAAATCACCCGATCGGCGTAATCCGCCAGACCCTTGGCGCCGTTGTTGCGGCTGCCGTAGACCCCGTAGACCGCCTGGGTGCGGTAAGAAGGGTTCTTGAGGTAGTGACACTCGTCGAGGACCAATAAATCCCAGCGGATGTACTTCAGAAGCGGGACGATCCGGGATTTAAAGTTGGAGGTTTCGTCATAGCCGAGGATCAGGATCACCGGCTGCAGGGGATTTAACCCGGGCTGAATGTCCGAGACCTTGGTCCCCGGCTCGACCAGGACCACCCGGTCGTCCCAGGCCGGGAACCAGCGATGGATCTCGGCGGACCAAACTCTGCGCGCACCCGCCGGGCATATAATAAGAACCCGCTCGACCCCGAGACGGTGAGCGGTGGTCAAGGTCTCCAGGGTTTTGCCGAGACCGGCATCGTCGGCCAACAACACCGCCTTGTGGTTGGCCAATTTATCGACCAGCCAGACGACACCTTGATGTTGGTAGTCGCGCAGGGACACAGAGACCCCTCCCCACAAGCTGTTGGTTCTGTTGGAGAACAGACGCAGCTTTGGTTAACAGGGGCTAATTTGTCGTGTCGTCCTGCGGTGTGTCAAGCGGGAAAACACACCACACAACAAAAAAAAAGAACCAAGGAGCGGGCCAGCCCTCGCGAGCTGACCCTCCCCGGCCTAGGGTTTGCGGGTGATCTTGATCTTAACGATCAGGATCACTACAATCCTTAACCGGAGCAGTCGATGGGTCATGACCATCGCTCTCTCCTTGCTAGGACGCCGGCAGGACCCATTCCTGCCGGCGTTATCGTTCTAAGGGTTTTGCTTGGCCCCGAACAGGGCCAACAACGCCGCCTCGGCCCGACCGTCGTCGCGCACCCGGGTAAAGAAAGAAGCGTTGGCCGGGAACAGACGGGCGGCGACGAGGCGGCACTCGTTCTTGTCGGAACCCAACCTGAAGGATTTTTTCCACTCGTTGGGGGTGATCAGGGTGATCGGCACACCGAGACCGGCCAACACGCCGCGGACCATCCCATAGGCGAGACCAAAAGAGAAACTACTGGTCACGCCTTGTTTTGGCAGGGCGTGGACCCGCTCGATAAACGCCTGATCGGGCTGATATAATCTCAGGGTATCAGCCAACCAGATCTCGGAGATTTGGCGGCGCTGTTGCTTGCCGACCCTGACCACGGCCACCGGCATATCGCAGACCACCAGGGCGGCCAGGTCGGTGTCCAGCATCGCCAGGGCGCCACCGGCGCCAGGATCAACCCCGAGAACGCGCACGACGCATAGGCGTGACCGGCGCGACAAACTCATCGGCATCGGTCAGAAATTCTTCGAGAGCATGCCCGGACTTGCCGCAACAATACAGCACGGCGCCGATCCATTTGGAGGGAATTGTCTTGCGCGTCTGCCACATCTGGACGGTGTTGTAGGCCCGCCCGTGACCAGGCTGATAACGGTCCATCGCCTTGATCAGACCGGCAGGGCCGCCAAACACCCGAAAGACGTGGGGTACGTCAACGACTACCATAGCTATAGCTCCTGTGGCCCCCCACAACCAACATAAGCGATCCCGACCCCACATTAAAGAGCTTAACCCAGGTTAACATCGAGCCGACCCGGCACCACGGGATGATCTCTTTGGGCCACCACACACCACATATCGTGTGGTTGTGTAAGGACGGTGTAAGGTTAGGGATACACCACAAGATATAGGGCACACCCTACACAGATTGTTGTGTTGCGCTAGAAACTCTGGTACGTTCTGTGGTGTTCCCTAGTGGTTAACCACTAGGGAACCGTCAACCCACCACGGCAAATGGATCAGAACATGACCCCGAACATCGAGGACACTGCAACCAACGCTGTGCCGAAAAAATCTCTTGCAGCATCGGCATCGTCTGGACAAAATACCCCGACACAACAAGACGTGAACCGGGAGACCAGACATGCTCGGAAGCGTACAAGACAGGGGGCAACACCAGCGCCAGCAAGACCGCACCAGCTGTTTGCGGAGAAGCTGGGCGCGGCGATGAAAAGAAAAGGTCTTAGCCCTTCCCAACTCGCTGGCCTGGTATGGGGAACGACAAAAGATGCGCGAGGATATACCGTGTCCAAAGGCCGGGACCGTTTCGGGCACTATCTGAACGGCACCAGCTACCCCAACCCGGATAATTTAAGACGGATCGCCGAAGCCCTCGACACGACGGTCGAGGAACTGGCTGTCGACCAACCGCCGCGGGCAGCGCCAGTTGGTCGAAATCCACGGCCGCGAACGACTGGGAGATTAAGCATAATCGCGGCGCCCGACCGCGCCGGCTGGGACGATCTGGAAGTAAGCCGGCGGGTGCCCTCGGATATCGCCATGCAGATCTGGCAATTGCTCAAAGATGTCGAGCGCAACGGTGACTATGACAATGGCGAACAGGACGAACCGCCGTTAGGCAGCGTCATATCCAACAACTGATGAAGTACCTGACCCAGCTGGAAATCGCTGCGGTCCTGAGATGTTCAGTCCACAAAATCGCGCGGTTACGGCGCGACGAGGGGCTGCCTTGGCTGCCGGGGCGCCCGGTATTAATCCCGGAGGAAGAATTTTACAGATGGCTGTCACACCGAACCATCCGAGCATCGGGCCGTTCCGCAAGGTCCGGCTCCACGGCCCCAATGCGGGGGGATACTACGAGATCCGCTGGACCGACCCTGATCGAGGCTCCTGCCGCGAGAGCACAAAGACAAAAATCCTCGCGCAGGCTGAGGATTATCTCCGACAATTCCAGGCCGACGCCGAAGCCCAAGTGAGGGCGTCGGCGGCGCAACAGATGCCCCCGGTCCCGACTATCGATGACCTCTGTGGGCGCTGGCTGATGCACGTCGCGCCCTTGGGGAAGGATACCACCGGGAAATACGTTTTAAGCGGCCCCAGGGGCCTGCTGGGGCGTTATAGGGCCGATCAGCTGACCGGAACCCTCTTGCAGGATTACGGTCTGGCGAGGCCCGTAAAACCGAGCACGATCCGCCGCGAGATCGGCGGTCTTCGCACGGTCTTGATCTGGGCCGCGAAGAACAAGCTGATATCCAGGGACGAGATACCGGTGTTCGACGATACCACGGTGCCGCCGGAGGGGCCGGCCAGGACCAAGTTCCTCGACCCTGGACAGGAGCAGCAGTTCTGGGACCAGGCGATGGCGTGGGGCGATTATTCCCGCTGGAACACTCCGGTCGAGGCCGAGAGCGCCTACCGGGTGAAATTATTCGTCGCGCTGGGGTTGGAGACCGCGGCAAGACGGGGCGCGATCGTGGACCTCGACTGGGACCGGGCGGATCTGACCCTGGGGTTGATCGACTATCGTAATCCGAACCGCAGGATCGTTAAAATCAAGCGCCGGGTCCAAGTGCCGATCTCCGACCGGCTGATGCCGGTCCTGAAGGAAGCCTGGCTGCGGGCCCCCAAAGATCCTACAGGAAGGGCCATGGGCCCCGTCATCGGGACGATCAAGATAGGCACCCCATTCGCCAAGTTCGCCAAGGCGATCGGCATGGCGTGGGTGACGCCTCACGTCCTGCGGCATACGTGGGCCTCGCTGGCGGCGATGAACGGTGTCGGCATGCTGACGATCGCCAAGATCCTGGGGGACAGCGTGGTGATGGTCGAAGCGCACTACGCGCATCTGACCCCGGGCCATTTGCGGGATGCCATCAACCATAAATCCGGGACCGTGGTCCTAGGACAACAGAGGGCCGCACTGTGAGCCTGAGAAACTGGTTCGGTCTACACTGCCTCCTTCGGATGTGCCCGTTCAGACCCGACCGTCACGGCGCACACTGCGACTTCAAATGTGGTCGTCGCGTGTTTCGATAAACCAGCCCCAGAAACGTCAAAAGAGCGCCGGACCCCCGAGGGACCGGCGCTCTTTCTTTGACACACCGAAGCTACACTAAGCGGGCACCACCCCGCCCAGAGAGGGAACCGGCGGTCCCTGTCGGAAACCAGAGAACCGCGGTGCCGGGGTCAAACATAAGGGTTTCGGGAACCGATCGCAAGATTTCTCGACCCAAGTTTCGACCCCTTCCAAACTGTACGATATCGAACAAGCCCCCTTGCGGCTTGTCGCGGCGCGGGCGCATTGTTGTGTCTTGCGGTTGTCACACTACAAACCGCGAGACACACCAACCCTTCCCCAAGGCCGAAATCCATGATTTCCGTCAACCCCCGAGTTGTGCCTTTTGCTCCCGTCAGCATCGAGATGTTCCTGAAGGCGGTATTTGGCAGCCGTTGGCGCGAGGCCCTGGCGGCGTATTTTCTGGGAGACCCGCAGCGATCGCCGAACTGGAGTGCCTACCCCGCAGGATCGGTGCTCCAGGCGATGACGCCGCTGACCAACAACTACTGGGACCCGAGCCTGCCCTGCCCGGGCGGTGGTCGCACCGGGGCCGATTTCGAGGCGATCTACGCGATCGTGATCGACGATTACGGGGTCAAGGTCGACGAGGCCCGGGTAAGAGATCTTCTGGGGTGTGACCCCAGCTACATCATCGAGACTAGCCCGGGGAATTTTCAGGCCGGCTGGTTTATCGAACCGCAATCCGACCGCGCCTGGGTCTGGGGATTACTGCGGGCCCTGTATCGGGCCCTGGGAAATACCGGGGATAATCTGGTCAAGCCGACCACCTGGGTAAGACTGCCGGTCGGGACCAACGGCAAATTGAGCCTTGGTCTGGGACCAGGGGGATTTCAGGTCAAACTGGTCCACTGGCAGCCCGACAATCGGATCGGCGGCATTGATTGGATCGACATCGAGGCCCGGTTGGGGGCA